CGATTTGCGAAGAACAGCCAGAATCAAATTTATGTTTCGAGGCGATGTCTTGCATTTCCTCGCCAGGGTGCCGACAGACGGGTAAGCCATGCCGTCTTCGTTGGCATGATCCCCGATGGCAAGCAGCGTCAGCTTGTTGGAGCCTGAATGCTGGGAGTAATCCCAGATGCGTTTCATGATGAGCACGCTCATGGCGCGACCCCCTTGCCCGACGCGCTGGTCAGGCGTAAAGAACAGCCCTGTAGGAGGGTTTGCCCGGCTTGGTCCGGGCGTTTTTTTGTGCGCATGGCAGCCACCGATTAGGCTGCGCGGCGGTTGTCTCTGGCCTCGATACGGGCCGCAATCCAGAGGTCAATTTCAGCCTCAACCCAGCGAACAGCAGTCGGACTGTCGGTTGTTCCGCCAACAGTTACCGGCTTTGGGAAGGTGGGGTCGAAGAATTTGCTCTTCGGGTCCATCCTCGAATAGATCGCGCTCTTGGCGTATCCGGTACGACGCTCCACTTCTTGACGGCGCAGAAGCACAGCCTTGGTATTTGCAGCAAGTTCAGATACTGACATTCCGAATCCCTCCATTAAGGCCGTTCGGGAATCGAACGGCTCTGCGTGGAAAGAGTTTGGAACGTCTAAAACGGAAGAAATGCGGAAATAATTGTCTATTTAATGGGCAGCAAACCCAGGTCACCAACCATTTTGCGGCGCTTACGCATGGCCGTTTCTGCGAGTTGTTTCGCACGGCTCGGGCGAAGGCTGTAATAGGCGAGGATTTCCTGAATTCCCCGCTCGAATGCCGCCCTGATGGTTATTGGAGCGCCGCGCTCTTTGGCTTGGTAGAAGAAATATTCCGCCATCCCGATAACGAGCACCATGTCGCATATCAGGCCAGTGGCAAGGGTCAGTCCAGCGGGCCGGCCAAGCGGCGCGCGGTATGGCGAGCCGTCCGTGTTCAACCTACGCTTGTTCTTAAAGGCCGGGTCAAGGTAATGGCGCTCCGGTGTCGGTGGTCTTCCACGCGTTGCCATTAAGCGGACTTTCTGAATGGCAAGACATCAGCGCCGGCCTTCATCTTGTCCAGGTAGTCAGCCCATGTCTGCATCATTTCCCGCCGCTGTGCGTAGAACCGAGTCCGGTTGTAGGCAGAGCCAAGAGCATCGGGTACGCGGTGTGCAAGCTGGTGCTCAATGATTTCAGGGGGTATGCCTAGCTCCTGGTGGAGGATGGTTCTCGCCATCGCCCGGAATCCGTGTCCCGTCTGTTCGTCCCGCGTGTTGTAGCCAGCCCGACGCAGTGCCACGTTTACGGCTCCACCGCTCATCGGCTCGCCATTGGTTCTTGCACCCGGAAAAACATACCGGCTATGTCCGGTCAACGGATGAAGCTCGCGCAGGATTTCGACTGCCTGAGTCGCCAGGGGTACAAGGTGCTCTGTCTTGGTCTTGGTGACGGTGTAACGCCACTCAGCCTTATCCAGATCAATCTGCGACCATTCCGCTACACGAAGTTCGCCAGGGCGCACGAATAGAAGCGGTGCCAGCCGGAGAGCGCACTTGACCACGAAGCCGGCGCTCACATCGTCCATCGCGCGCAGCAGTGCACCGACCTTGAGGGGGTCGGTTATCGCGGCGAAGTGGCCTTTCTTGGCGGGTGGGAGTGCGCCACGCAGATCACCGGATGGGTCTCTTTCCGCGCGGCCAGTGGCGACTGCATAGCGGAATACCTGTCCACAGTTCTGCAATGCGCGGTGTGCCGTATCCAGTGCACCACGGCTCTCTATCCGCCGCAGTGTAGCCAGCAACTCGGGCGCGGTTATCTCGGCAATTGGGCGACCGCCCAGCCAGGGGAACACATCTTTTTCCAGGCGCTGGATGATCTTGTCGGCATGGCTTTTCGCCCAGTGTGGCTCATGTCCGACGTACCACTCTCGGGCGACAACCTCGAAGCTGTTACCCGCGCGCTCAGTCTTGGCTGCTTTCTGGGCTTTGCGATGATCGCCAGGATCAACGCCGTTCGACAGCAACTTGCGCGCATCGTCCCGCCGCTGGCGTGCATCCGCCAGGGTGACTTCGGGATATGCACCGAGGGCCAACAGCTTTTCCTTGCCGTCGATGCGGTACTTCATGCGCCAGAGTTTTCCACCGGCTGGTGTGACCAGAAGGAACATGCCCTTCTCATCGGACAGCTTGAGTGGCTTCTCACCCGGCTTGGTCTTGCGAATGGTGGTATCGGTCAACATGATTAACTCCCGTTGGGGGTATCGACCGAGGGGGTATGAGTGAATACCCCCGACCGTACCCCCGAAAGACCCCGGATTCAGGGGGTACGCTTCGGAACGCTACGGAAGGCAGTATAGACAAAAAAGCCCGCAGGGAGCGGGCTTAGAGGGTGTTTACGGAAGGTTACGGAAGTGTTGGTGGTGGAGAGGATGTCTATCGCATAACGGCCGGCATCCCTTTGTTTGCGCGGATTCTCTGAATTACGATTTCCGTCATACCCCCAGATATACCCCCGGCTGATATTTGCTGCCCTGAATTTCGCATGCTGTTAATTAGTATGCGGGAGCCGTCGAGAAGCCAGCCAGCGGCCTGCAATCGGGTGGCCTGGTCAGCGCGTAGGCGAAAAAAACCCGGCCTCATGGACCGGGCATAAAAGCCTTCCATTGCGGAAGGCCAGGGAAGGGTCAGCGAGAGCCGCGCGCTCTGTTCTGCTGTAGTCGGTTCATTGCGCCCCATGTCTCGAAATAGGCGTCGTGCCGGTCATCCTCGGCAACCGAGTTCTTAAAGTTGTCGTAGTCGATTGATGCAACCTGTTCTGCCAGGACAGCCGCAACGGTCTTGCGCGGCAGGACAGCCCGAAACCGATAGTCGGCTGTCGGTGTCTCGGTTTCGATCACGCCAGGGAAAACGCGGCCGATGTCACCAGCCACGCGAGAGCGGACCAGCAGCAGGCCAGAATCATGCCGATGTGCGACAACGGACAGAAACGCATCAGACAGGTGAATCCACATGGCTTTCCACTTTCATTTCGTGAATCTTGGTCAGGATCAGGCGAGCTATCTTCACGCGCTCGTCGAACAGGATTTCGAATTCAAACCCGTCTGATTCAAAGCGAAGCATCCGGAATATCAGCGAAACAAGCGACAGAAGTTCCAGGCGGGTGTCAGGTAGCTCCCCGGTGGCTTCATATCGGGACAGCCTATCTCGCGCCCACTCGAACAGTTCAAGTCCCTGGTCGAATATGTGCTGGTGGTCCGGCAGATAGTTGGAAAACTCGAAAATCTCGTCGCTGGTCGCGTCCGGTGTCGGGATGGGGACTCTATCCACACGCGCCGCTGATCGTGCAGTGCTGGCCTTCCTGGTGCGTCTGGCAGGTGTTGCCGGCTGGTTGTTCATGTCGTTCTCCCATGAAGCAATGCAACATTATACCAGCCGGATATAACCCTCTTTTTCAGGCGACGGCTACAGGCTGCTGTATGGCTGCCAGGGCGCTCCGTAGGGAGTCGATTGCGCTCTGGACCAGCGTCGCCGGGTCAGCGTCTCCGTAACGGTTGCCCAGGATCACGTCGATACTCAGGCGGGCGTCGATCAGGTCGAGTTGCATCGGTGTCATGGTGGCGATGTTCATGGTGTGCGCTCCTTCGGGTGGTGGTGCGCTCAGTCTCGCCAGGATGCGGCAGGCCGTAAATCTGCCAGGGGGTAATGTTTCAGGCCGGAATTGTTCGCGCAGGTAATGCCGGCGTCGGCTGTTCGATGGCGCGGATCACGATGGCGGTGCCGTGTATCTCCCGTAACCGGGCAGCACATGCTTGGCACAGGTATCGCCGGCCTGGTTTGGCCTGCCCTTTGATGTGCAGGACTTGGAAGCAGGACGCCGGCCGGCCGCATGGGCCGGTCAACTTCGATGCGCCGCAAAATCTCATGAATCGACCGCGCGAGCAATCATGTCTGCGATGCTGGTGCCGATTTCAGAATCCCATGAATAGGGCAATTCGTTGCCTCCACCTTCCCGAATTGGCATGAACGGCCGCGCCGGGATCGTCACGGACTTGGCGAAGTGAATCGCTCCACCAGCGTTCCAGGCCAGCCGGGGCGCTCCCTTGGGGACATAGTTGCAGAGGTTGTTGCCGGTCGGTTTGCCGGCTGTCACGGTCGCGCCGAACTGGTGCGTCAATGCGTAGCAGACCCCGGTTCCGACCAGCAGCGTGTTGCCGCTGATCTGGCTGGCAATGCTGTTCATGAGTCGCCCGGTATCACGCAACGGCTGGCCTGATCTGGACCAAGGGCTTAACGGCTTCCAGGCATTGCCCCAGGGGTCTTGCTGGTCTGCGAACGTCATGCCGATCAGGTCAATAAGGGTGTCGCCTGCCTGCGTCAAAATCGCCTCGGTTGATAGCGCGTCTTCCAATCCTTCGAGCGCGGCGTTAAGTGCTTCGCTGTTGATGGTTGCTTCAATCATGGGTCAGTCTCCCTCGCGTAGACGGCGGGCTTCGTGCAGCAAGCCAGCCAGGCCGATTGAATTGCTGCCGTATTCGGCTTTTCCATCTGGCGATGTTGGTGCCAAGCGGGTTGGCGCATCCAGGCCAAGAAGCGCGGCGCGGCGAGATTCGATCTTCAGCATGCGGTCGCAGGCTTCGAGACTTCCGGCTTCGATCTTGGGCGTGATTGCCGCCAGTGCTGAATCCAGGCGCGCGATCTGCAAGGCGATATGCTCGTCAACGTCGGTCTGAGTGCGGCAGCGGTAATCCTCAAGCGCGGCATGGACCAGCCTGTAAACCGTTGTTTTCGGGATGCTGGTCGCTGCTGATATTTCCGCGTATGAACGGCCAGCACGGCGAAGGCTCAAACACGCGGCTTGCTGCTCCGCTTTGGTCAGGTCTGATTTTGCTGTCATCTGGAATCCTCGGAAGTTCCGGGCCATAGCGTTCCAGCCAGGCCCGGAAGATCATCAGCCGGCGTTCTGGCGAGCAAAAACACGGGATCGCATTTCGATGCGCTCCACATGCCCGATGGACGCTGCAACAGGCGGCGCGCCAGGTGCATCCATTTCGACAGTCGGTGTTGATGCCGCGCCGGATTCCAGAAAAACCCACCGCGCGAAGTCTTGAAACGGCTGGGCATTGCCTGCCGCCAGGTTGTACTGCCAGCAACGCAGCCACTTTGAACGGGCGTCGTCGTGAAGTTCGGCCAGAAGCTCTGCGGCGAGTGCCTGGTGAAGTGCGCGATGCGCGGTGTCCGCTGCCTGTTCGGCATCAACAAGGTCGTTCTCGCAGGCGGCGATGTTCTGCTGGTGAATCCCTATGTTGATCTGCGCGACCTCGCCCGCGCCGATGGCGTCAGCAACAGCCTTGCCTGACTTGTCAGCACCGGCAATGTCTCCGGCACGCAGTTGCGCGGCGATCTTTTCGCGCAGTTCGGCCGCTTGGCGTTCGAGACCGGTTGCACGGTTGCGCGCGGCTTCCAGGTTCGACAATGCGCCAAGCAAAGCGGTTTCGCTGGCCTTCACGGCGCTGGCGGTCTGCTCGGCAAGCTCGCGGCGGGTTTTCAGTTCGGTGGATTCGGATTTTTTGAACAGGGTCATGGTTACTTCCTCTTTGCAAAAACGGCGGCAGCGCCAGCCGGTGAAAAAACGTCATCGTCAACGGGTGCCGACGTCCTGGTGGTGGTGGTGCGTGCTTCCTCGACTGCCTTGGCGCGGTTCTCGAATATCTTGGCTCCGTCGATTTCGTCGCCGATGTCGTGAGCCGGTGCGGTGGCGTTGGGTGCGGCCGATTTCGGTAGCGATGCCAGCAGGCGGTCGAGACGTGCACTCAAATCCTGCACAGTGTTTGACGCGCCGAATCTCTCGGACGGTCTCGGGCCTACCGGATGGCGATGGCCTACCG